CGGGTGAGGCATGTTGGTAGCGCCAAACTGATGAATCATTGCTGATTGCTCAGGTAGGTCTTTGCTACGCTCTGGCAAAGGAGGGATCTCGTCGCGGGGAATGAGATCCGACTTTTGCACGTAGGGGTTGTCAGTGGTGACAAACTCTGAAGGAACTTTCTTTCCTTCAAGTGCGTTTTTAGCCGCCAAATATTGCTCTTCTTTAGGTTTGCCAACAAGGTCAAGCGCTACGCCTGTCTTATCGTAAACAAATTGAGCTAATTCTTTAGCGTGTGGTAAGTCAGCCTTGAGGGCCTCAATGTCATACGTTGCCATACTATTCCTTTCGTTAGACTTTTGAAGGTCGTGTACCTTTGGTGAACGAGCCGCCATTGATGTTTTGTGTATGTTGATCGGAGAGTGTGTTCACTTTGTAAACATCACGCACAGCCACAGCCACTTTTGCACGACGATCAAATTCGCCAGTGCGTGTAGTCAACTTATCGTTGATACCCTTTGTAACGCCTTTGCGCATTGCTACGCCGCCGTTAATAACTTTTCCGTAACCAGACATAGTCACCTCACTTCAAATAAGAAGAACCGTCTTTGCCGATGTAGCCAGTGTTGCCACCGATAGCATCATTGCACTTTGGGTAAGACACGCTTACTTTCTGACCACGACCAGACAAAGGATTAGCGCCAGCTTTAGGAACAGCTTGATGCCCAGGAGCATATGCCGTATTGCCTTGAGGACGAGTGACAGCAGTAACGCCGCCGCCTTTTTTGGCAGGGTCTTTAGAGATATTGCCTTTGCGGTTAGGCGCTTGAGCATACAAAAAGTTTGTAGTCATTTCTTCCCCTTAGGGTTGGTTAAGTTCAGGTTCATATCATACCTTTCTTAAAGATTCCATGAAATCGTCCAAAGCGTCTTCAGCGGAGACATTCTCTTCGCTGTTAACCATGTTGTTCACGTGTTCAATCGATATGACCGGCGCACGGGAAGATTCGTATGAGGCAATCTTTTCAGCAATCCTAGCACGATCCTTAATATCCAGCTCATCAGACTGCAGGGCTTCGATCAAGGTTTCCATGGCCGTCACCAAAGGAGGCAGTCCAGCGTCGATCCTTTGTTGGTTGAGCTGATTAAACAAAGCTCCATATTCGGTGACTCTGTTGACAATGGATTTGGGTCGACCAAGGGCATTGCGGTTCTCGGCTTTGGTGAACGCACTTTCACGAGGAGGCTTTTCGCCGGTGGCAATCTTCATGGCTTTTTTCTTTGCACGACGAGCAGCAGCAGCTTCACGAGCTTTTTTCTTATGCTCTTCGCTGTTATGTTTTACAACAGGTTCTCGGATTGGTTCGTCAAACATTTGATAGCCTCTTCAGTTCGAATCCATGCATATGACCCATTTACGGTGAACCCACGTTTCTTGTGGATCTTCATAAACCCATCATGTTCAGCACGGATAGAAGTTGAGCAAATAACGGGGATCCCGCACATATTAGCCCAGAGTATATGCTGATCAATCATTTGGTTTAAAAGACGAACACGAGTACGTACAGGCAAAGACAGATCAAGATGATGGAACTTAGCATTTGAGATTTCTTCGTTGGAGTAGGTTGTATAGCCCCCACGGTCGAACCAGCAAAATCCAAGAAGTTTGTCAGAAGCAGGTTCATGGCCCAACACCTTTCCTTTGCTGTCTGTGACTTCAACAAAGTTAGGTCCACGGCAGACAGCAATGAACTCACGAGTCTTGTTAAACAGTTGTTCAGTAGTAGCAACAGTTAACCTATGTCTAAAGACTTGTTTGTCTCTTTTGAGGATGCCATCAGCCTCATGACCAAAGTTACTGTCTGCCAAATAAACAATGTCCTCAACGTCATGTAGAGGATGCGCTAATGACCATTCCATACTTTACCTTTCCGTGCGGAGCAGAGAAAATTTTTTATAAATTATATGCCCCCATGTTCCTTTTCAGCAATGTAATACTTTTCCCATTTATCTTTTATATAACCCCGTGTTTTTTGGCACTTTACCCATTTTTCAGCCTTTTTCTTAAGTCCTGAGTATTAGTTGTCTATCAGAAGTTAATACTTGGAAAGTTTTAGGAGAAAAATTTTTATAGGGAAACGGGCTTTTGGGATAGCTAGTGGCATTTTTTATTGGAGCTGGGGAGAAGAAAAGTTTTTGGAAAAATTTTGGATTTGAGACAGTGGGCCCTCCCCTTCCCCTTGGATTCCAGTGCTACCCCCTTCCCGTGATGGGGTGATTTGCCTGGCTGGCTTGCGTCTATCAAGTGGCAAAGCTAGCATTCATGCGGGTTTGCGGAGCGCTTGGGGTTAATGACTGACCGGTCAGTAAGTATTAAAGTGGCAAAAGGGGCGTTGAATTCCCTTGCAAGGGGGACCGATCATTTCTTTGTTTTATTGTTTGCCGGTTTTTGTCTCTTCTCTTCTCTGTCTTTACGTATGACTGTAGAGATTGGCTTGGGGTTTCTAGTCTTTTCGCGGGTTTCCCAATGGTTTGGGGTTTTAGGTTTGCTTTGTTTTGCGCCCCTTTATCCCTATCTGACCACCTGGTAAAGCAGCATTAATTGGCTTGGGGTTTTTCTTTTCTTTTCCGGCGCATTGGGTGACTTGATTTATTTGGCCAATCAAGTGCAAGTTATCAACACCCCGCCAAGTTGTCCACAATAATCCACAAAATGCACCGGCTTTGTGCCAATGCACTATTGTCGGGCGGTATAATTATTAACTGCACTATGTTAGAGCATGGTTTAATTTGTTTTGGCTTGGTTTCTTAATACGTTTGGTTTCTTTATACCTTGGTTTGGTGTTGGCATATTGTTTGCACGTATAAAAGCACCGGCCCAAACCGGTTGGCCCTTAAAACGGGGTTATTCACAAACTGACCAAAGTAGGATACAAAATGCAAACCACCAACCAAACCACCACCGGCAGCACTTCAATTGCTTTGACGCCGGACCTTTTCGCATTGATTGACCATGCCGGCGCATTGGATCAAGAAATCAAAGCCCTTACTAAGCAATTAGACAAACTCAAAGACACTATTAAAGCCCAAGGGGCCGGTGACTTTTCCGGCTTTGCATGGACCGCAAAAGTTGTAGACGTTAAAGCTACCGACAAAACCGATTGGCAAACCATTGCTTTGCGCTTTAACCCAAGCCACCAATTAATTGCCGCGCATACAACACAAACCAAAGCCACCAAGCGCGTTGGCTTTGAATTGATCAAATAAGGGGCAAACAATGAAAACGACATTCACCACAATGATTGGCTTTGCATTGGCTTGGGGCTTTGCCCTTTGTGCTTTGTTGGCTTACTTTGACGTTTTGACCAAATAAGGGGCAAATAATGATTTATACCTATTATTTCGGCAATATTGAATTGCAGTGCACTATTGAATGCACGGAAATTGACCACTTTGACCCAATGTCGGGACACTATACGCAAAAGGGTGACTATTTTGTTGAATCAGTCACCCACAAAGGTGGCGACATTACAGAAATTATTGACGAATCAATTTTGGACGACATTGTCCGCGCATTCATTGAAGGGGAATAAACCATGCCAACAAACGCACAAAACCACAATTTCACGGGCCGCAAACCAAGCAAAGCCCAAGTGCTAAACAAAGCCAAACAATTGGAAAAAATAGGGGCCGATTTCATTGGGCTTACTTGGGGTGAAAATTGGTTGGACTTGGTTTTAATTGACGGTTATTGGCACGGGGCCGGTTGGTTCAAGGAAATAAGCGGAGATTGGATTGCACGTGAATTGAACCATTGCCCGCGCAAAGCTTTTGATCGTGCGTTTGGTGATCCGGTGGCTTTTTTGCGTGATCACTTCACCGTCATTAACGTCAAATAAGGGGATAGAAAATGCAAAGCAATGTCGCGTTAACTTTGAAAAGTGCAAACGTCAAAACCGGCCCGATACCGGTATCGATCACCGGTGCGGATAGTTGCCCCCCTAGTTGTCCGTTTTCTGGTGGTGGTTGCTATGCAAAGGGCGGACCGTTGGCAATCCATTGGCGCAAAGTTACCCAAGGGGATAGGGGTTTGGCTTGGTCCGATTTTGTGGCGCAAATTGATAGTTTGCCCAATGGTCAATTGTGGCGACACAATGCCGCTGGGGACTTGATCGGTGCGGGTGAATCAATTGATCCGGTGGCCCTTGGTGAATTGGTCAAAGCCAACCAAGGGAAAAGGGGTTTCACATATACGCACAAAACCAACCATGCCGACAATTTCCAATGGATCAAAGCGGCCAATGATTGGGGGTTTACAGTCAATATGTCGGCTAATTCATTGGACCATGCGGACCAATTGGCGGACATTGGGGCCGGTCCGGTGGTGACAGTTTTACCAATTGACGCACCAACCAAGCAATTGACCCCCAAGGGCCGCACGGTGGTGACTTGCCCTGCAACCTATCGGGAAAACGTATCGTGCGCCACCTGCAAACTTTGTGCGGTATCGGATCGGACCACAATTGTTGGTTTTCCCGCGCACGGCAACGCAAAAGCAAAGGTGCAAACTGTCTTTTTTGCAAAGGTGGTAAACCATGCCGGAAATTGACAATATCGGGGTTATTACAACCCAAGGGCCGGACTTGGTACGGGTTACCGGTGTTGCCAATGGCTTGGTTTATACCGTGCCAATTGCCGGACCTTATAAGGTGTGGGTTTGTTTGCCGGATCAATTTTGGGTTTTATTGGACCGCATGCCGGACTGATTTAAGCCCTTACAAAAGCGGGTGGCTTCATTGTCGCCCCTTTTTTTAAGTGCTTGGTTAGTAAGCGCTAACTAACTTAATCGGTTGGTTTGGCTTGGGCTTTTGTTTGCGTTTGGTTTTGGCTTTGTTTGGGCCGATCAATAAAACGGGTTTTAAGGGGCTTTGAATGCTTGGGCTTTGTGCGGTAGTTGCAGCTAATAACGTGCCTTGGTGGCTTGGTTTTATGCCGTGCGGATAGGGGGTTGATTTGCCATTGGTGGCGCGTTAAATCGGGCCGGTTTGCTTATAAATCAACCACTTACAACCGGTTTGCAATGCAATGCTTCATTATCATTCTGACAATATTTGGCAGGTTGACAAGCGTTAACCCCTTCCCGACACCCTTTCACTGGGCGATTCTGCCCAAATCTGAGCTGTTCTTTAACAATCTATCCCCCCCCATTGTTTTACCCTCCCCCCCTATTTTTTTGACCCCCCTGTCATTT